TTCATAATTCATCTTGTGAGTCTAGTGATTTCAAAAAGATTTGATTTAATATACTTTTTTTGTTTTTTGTAAGTCTTCATGAGTTTATTAAACTCATCCATATCAACGCTTACATTTACTTTTGATTTTTCTTCAGTCATTTTTTCTTTTTATTCCTAGAACCATAGAGTCTTGGATCAATTCTGCCTTCAGTTTGGGTCATATTCTTAAATTGATCATGATGGATATCCCAATAATGATCAAAAATATCAACCTGTTTTGGAGCAGTAGTAATATCGTACTGTGTAACCCCGTCAACTACATATTCTATCAAATATGCAGTGTAAGGCAGGCTTTTGTCACCTGCCAGATCACGGTCACATTTTTCGTGAAGAATAGAAACTTTACTCAACTACGTCCTCCCCATTGAATGTCTGGATATGCTTCAGAAACTAGTTCTCTAGTGACCTTATACTTAGTACCAAGTTGTTTGTCCTTCACAAGAATAAGGATATCTGCTTCGGATGGATGTAGTGATTCAAGGAGTCCAATAAACATGGTTTCTCTTTTGACCTTATTCAACCCATTGTTACCACCTTTAACAAAGTTATAAAACGTATCTGCTTTGTTGCGGATAGTACTTCGGTTAGCTACACCAGCACCCAGATTAGTTATCTGAGTGCTATCTACTGGTTGATATGGAACATCACCACTCGGAAGCATTGAAACTACAGTTTCGTCAAAGTTCCAAATGAACATACTTTTAATAGCATTGTCTCCGTGCTGTTTAAGCAATGAGACTTTCTTTGCTTTAGTTCTTTCGGAATCTACTGCTTCCAATAGTTCATGTACCATTGGATTTGGTGGGATTTCTTTCTTTTTGACTGCCACCGTTTTAGGTTTACTTGAAGTGGATTTGACAGTTGTTTTTCTAATCCTCGTCGTGGGCTTCTTCGTCGTCATAGTCATTCTCAAATCGTACAGCTAAAATTTCATCTGGTAGAACATTACCATATTCATCATACATTTCTGGATGGAGGGTAGGTACTGTCGAGTTAAAGAGGTTATTTTGTTGTGCCAGCCAACCAATTATACCACCAACGAGCAGTAATGTCACATTAAGTAAGCAAAAAATTGCAATTATTGCAGCATCCATGGGTCTTTCCTCCGAGATTACTTATTTTTGATTCCCAGTGAGACTTTGAAAATGAACTTGTATTCTCGGTTAAATAGAGAAACTATTTTTCCAAAGTTCACCTCCCAGGCGTTGTGTTCTTCTTTAGGCTTCGGCTCTCCCTTCAGTATTAATTCAACGCCTTTATTTATGTGGAGATTATGACGTTCCACTTAAAAAATGCGATGTTCTTTAAGGTACTGGACTGTTTCATTTCCATTACCAATATACTTGCCATCATATTCTACCTGAGGCAACAGTGTTTTATTTGGAAATTTTTCCTCAAACTCGTCTTCAGTAAAGTCATCACCCAAAATGAGGTAATCATATTCTTTACCAAGGAGTTCCATAACCATTATTAGTTTTTGGCAGGATCCACATCCTTCTTTTCCGTAGATTCTAAACATGTTTGTGATAATAATTCTACTTCGGACCAGTTCTCACGAAAAACACATAATGCAGTAAGGGTCATTTCGTTTATACAGACGGTAAAATACCTATCAAGTACAACAAGAACACGTCCAGTGATGTATCTATTTCCGCATGGGACCCTGACGATACAATCAGGCACCAATTCTAACTTGTTCCCTATATTCGAGAAAGCTTTGCTCGCATCCGGCTGTTGTCTGGTTACCTTGCGATACCCAGTCATGGCAGAATTCGTAAAGGAGACGGACATTTGACAGTGTGTTATATTTTTTCAGTGATAAAAACACTTCTTGTCGAAGTTTCATGCGTTCTTCGGTATAACGCCAGTCATCATTCATTATCGTTAGTGTCCCCTAAGGAGTAACGGTCCATACTATCAATCAGATGATCGATATGCACTAAACTATCTATCTCTGATATTAAACTGGCAATTGATTTGCCAACAAACGGTCTTTCAGATCTAGCTGCATATGCAAGTGCATTTCGCAAACTAGATTCTGCGTCCTTTAGTGATTCTACTACTGATTTACTTAGAGCCATTTACCGATTCCCAATCTTTTTGAAAAATATCAAGTCCACTATCAGTTAAGACGTGGTTATACATGTTGTCAAATACTTTTGGAGGCATAGTAGCCACCTCACTTCCAGCAGCAAAGCATCTAGAAACATGATGAACATCTCGTAGAGATGCGGAAAGAACATTAGTTCTAACCAGGTGTTCTCGGAAAGTACCACTGATAGACTGAACTAATGCAACTCCAGAGAAAGAGTTATCATTACAACGTCCAACGAATGGAGACACATATGTTGCATCTGCCTTTGCAGCAAGAATAGCTTGTGCAACAGAGAAAATTAGAGTTACGTTTGTAGTAAACCCTTCAGATCGAAGAGCCTTACATGCTTTGAGTCCCTCCACAGTACATGGAACCTTAATAGTAACATTAGACAGTTCCTTGAACACCTGAGCTTGATCGATCATCTCAGGAGCCTTCTCTGCAACCACCTCCGCAGAGATAGATTCAAAGTGAGGAAACTCACCTGCAATACGTTTAATGACCTCTACAGGATCTCCTCCGCTCTTTAGAATGAGTGATGGATTGGTAGTGACTCCATCAATTAGTCCCGTTTCATCTCTTTTTTTAATTTCGTGATAATCAGCTGTATCTAGGAAAATTTTCATGAGTTTTTATTAAATAGTTTACGACATTTTTTCAGTTCTTTGAGTTCATCCTTGATCATTTGATAAGCATCTTCGGGAGTTATACGTCTTGACATCTCCATGGCAGTGATCATCTCAACTCTAGTTCCAAAGTGTTTGAGTGCTTCCTCAAAACAATTTAGGGATTCATACACTATTCTTCACCTCCCTATCCAAACAAAATCTTTCAGTCCCCGTAGCCATTTTGATTTGTTCTATTTGTAACCACTGGGATTCCATTTCATCAGCTAGGTGCATGATACGTTTTTCTTGAACATCATTTTGTTCAATTAGATAGGCAATGGTACTAGAAAGAGTTTGTCTATTACCATCAGTGTCTTTAAGCCAGATAGAATAAGAACTACGAAATTTTCTAACCAGATGGAATCTGAGTAGAACATAAAAAAAGAAGTTACTTAATAAGATTGCAACAGTGGTAGTCATAAGTCTACAAAGATTCCCATACTATACGTCATTATTACTTACTTGTAAAGCGGGTACGAAAGAATATTCGTTTTTCCACTTGAATTTAGTACCGTTTAAAACGGCAGGTTTACACTCAGATATCCAACCATCAAACAAGTCCAAAACTTCAGTCAACTCTTTAATTAACGAAGTATCTTCGGTCTCTGCAGAATATTTAATTGCACATCTGATGTGCGTTGTTGCCTCTGCGATATGGCAACGTGCGGATTGATTCATAAGTAATCTACAAATAATATTCCTTTAAGATGGTCAATTTCATGTTGGACAACTCTGGCTTTTAATCCATCTAGTTTCCAATGTTTGAATTTGCCCTTTTTTGTTTGAAATTTAACTTTAATACTTCTGGGACGTGAAATGACTCCATGTTGTCCAGGAACACTTAAGCATCCCTCATTAAAGTTAACTTTTTCGATACTCCACCAAGTTATTTTGGGATTTATCATCATACAAGCAGTTTTATTATCATCAATAACGATGACACTCTTACTTATACCAATTTGTGGAGCCGCGAGTCCCACACCTGCGTTTTCATACATGGCGGTAGACATTTCAGTATAGAGATCATCAATAGAACTGTCAAATACAGTAACCTGATCAGAAGTATTTCTTAAAACATCATCACCAATGGTTCTAATTTGACTCATCTTTACTTTTTACCACGTCTATAACTTCTTGAAAATCTTCCCAAAATCTATCTCCAACTGTATATCTTTTTTGGGAGTTATAGAGAGAACTGAGCATAATTTCTCTCTGTTTGTCGGTCAATTCCATGTTCGTCCCTCTTTATAGAAATTTCCTGCAATAATAACCCTATTGTCAAATTCATTTGGAGGCACCTCATGCCTTTCATTACCATTCCACATTATACAAAGACCATTCTTGGGTTTATAGGTTTGATTGATCTCTGAGAATATCAAAGGAGATGATCCCTCAACACAATTCACATAATATACAAAGGATACAATTTCTCCGTCTCCATGGGTATGGGGAACGGCGTAATCTCCCTTATTGTATATAGCTCCCCAAATTTCAACTTTAAATTCGGGAAAACTAAGACTGAATTGATCTGTATTCATAACCCACTCAGCCAACTCCCTAAAAATTTTAGGGTATTCATGATATGAGGTTCTTTTCGTAACACGAAGATTGGTATAACCATCACCATCTTCTTCCATTTCAGGTAAAAATCGAACCCATTCTTCAAGTTGTGGATTTAGTGTTTCATATTCTGGGTGATTATCGGTCCAAATCATCTAAGCAGAATGCACTTTTTCGATTACTTCTTTAAGGATATTAACGTCAATTCCCATGAACGGTGGGATCATTCCAATAACACGAAAAAATCCTTCTGCAAATAATGCAAAGAACACCGTTCCCAGAGCCACACTAATTATGGATGCATTTCTGTTATGTCGCCTAATTGCATCATCAATTAATCTTTCACACTCCTGTTTAGTAATATACTGGGGAGAAGGAGGAGGATTAATCTTTAAAAACCTATTTGGCATATTCTTTAGAAAAGCAAACACTGTTAAACCTACCTGGATATCCCTCTATAGTAACTTTAGTATGTTGTTTGTGAACTTCAATTGAAGACACAGTATATGTAGTTCCAATTTCTAGTAGTGGGTTAGGATCATCGTTATTACCCCACAAAACTTGTTCGGGGGAGCATCCGATAAATTGAACTACATCATCTTTTTCAATAAACATTTTATTCCACCTTTTAAAATTTGATATTCCAAGATAATATTGATCGAATCTTATCCGACTCACTTGGTTCCGTGTAATGAAGCGTATTTGATGGGAAAAATATAACATCTCCCTCAATTACATTACTTGGAGAATAAATCATAGCTTCATTAGAAATTGCAGAAAGAGTAGAACTCACGAATTGAGTTGGAATATGTTCTTGATCATCATATGTCAAAAAACATACTGCGCTATATCCATCTCCACCATGATTGTGAATCCCATGATATGTATTCCTATTTGAATCCTCAAACCAGGAATCAGTTACGTGAAGATTCTTCACTTTCAGTATATCAGCAAGAACTTCCAACTCATTGTCAAATATTTCAGCAATATCATTACTATAAGCACGAAGGGACATATCCTGTTGCTTATGAAAATCAGTAATTACACCACCGTGATCTTCAGAACGAAGTTTATGTCCAGAATCTTTTAATATGGTTATTATATTTTTCTTAGATTCCCAACAATCACACCTCATGTGAATGAGAGAGGGATCTTTAAACATGGGCCCATTATGTAAAATAGTAGTCACTTCAAATTCTTGGTATTGTTTCCTGAAGTTTCATATACATTTTAATCTGCAACCTTAGCATTTCTTTAAGAGTATCTAAATCATTACATGCCTCAATTTCTCTAGACATTTTTTCATATTCAAACATTTTTGATGCGCTAGAGATAGTAATATCAGAAGAATTCATATATCTCCCCAAAACTAATAGTTATACGTTACCATAAAAAAAGAGAGGTGTCAACCTCTCTGTATGGAAAAATACTGACTTGATTATGATGTTGTACTTAAAATGTCCCTACAAATACGTTTACAAGTTGACTGTGTGTCGTCGCATTCGATTAGGCACTCATAATAATCATTTATACTGTCCATTTCAGTTTCAAACTGATCTACGGTACTCTCAAAATGGCGCCATTCATTTAATTGATTGCGAGACATGATATTGTGCATACTGACCTCTATCGATGGTGTACTTATGAAAAACTTTTTGAAGTTTCAGATCATAACACTTACCTTAATTCTTACTATTATATAGTAGAAATGTCAGCATATTCTGACAGAATGACTATGACTAACAATATCTCTTATTTTCTGTATACATTACTACACAATTGTGTTTACATAATGTTTACATAGCTAAAAAAATGAGGCGATTAGCGTGTACTAATCACCTCATAATCTTCACTTAGTATAAAGACGACCACGATAACAGAATGTACCGTGTGATTCCTTAGATTCTACACAACGAGTATCATACTCAACACCACGATATGTAGTGTGACTAATCTGAGCGTCGTGAAGAGCAGATACTTTATTGATCTGCTTCTTGATCATGTTTAGTGTGTTCATGAGTTTACTCCTGAAGTTAGGGTTTTTAATCCCCGTTCCTTCAGTCGTGTGCGTCCCATGGATAACATTCAGGGGTTGATTCCTTCATGACCTCAATCAATTCCAC